CACGATAGCATCGTCATGGATGTCTATCCGGGCGAAGAAAGTAAGGCAATCAGTATGATGGAGGAAGCCATGCTGTCTATCAAGGACGAGTCACACAGACGGTACGGTATCCACTATGATATGCCTGTCGATATTGAATTAAAAATAGGAGATAATTGGCTTGACACAGAGCTTGTTGAGCCTTAGAATAGACAAGTTAAACAGTCATAGGAGTTAAAGATGACAAACGATTTAGCAACACTTGAAAACCTTAATCTAGATAACCTTGACGAGTCAGCACTGATGGCTCTCACAGGACAGGGCGGTGCCCCCGCTACTGGTTCCGGTAACGGACTGCCTCGCCTGTCAATCAACTATACAGACGAAGACGACAACGGAAACCGTCTTCCGAAAGGCCACTGGAAGCTGATGCTTGATGGTCGCTTTGTATTTGCAGAGACGCTGACACTGCGTCCGTTTAGCCGCATGTACACATACAGTCACTGGGACAATGAAGAAAACGTGTTTGTCTCCCAGTCTATTCAGACCGGAAGTCTTGGTGATAAGTTCCCTGATTCAGCAGGAAGCGAGAAGTGTGGTCGCTTGACAAAGGACGAAGAAAAAGACCTAGAGCCAACAGACCCACGCCTTCTTCTTTCACGTGAAGTAGTCTGCAACCAAGTTGTGTACGCAACAGTGTCGGGCACAGCCAAAGACGCAGAGGGCAACGATCTCGAACTCGACAATCAACCCGTAGTGGCCTACTTCAAGAAATCAGGCTTCCGTCCCGTTCGTGAGGCTCTTGACCTCATTACGCGACAGAAGAAACTGATGCAGAAAACTGTGTTCCAACTGGGCACAAAGAAAATGAAATCAGGTAGTGTGAACTTCTGGGTTCCCACGTTTGCACAGACTGACTACCTCAAGGATCTGACACAAGACGATTTGGATCTGATTAAAAAGTTCTTGGAGACAATCAAAGGATACAATGACGGTGTTCTTGAAAAGTTTCGGGAAGCTCAAAAACTCAGCACGGATAGCCTCGACGTTTCGTTAGAAGCGGAGCTTGCCGATGCTGACGCTGCCTAAGATACAGGCGGCTCTTGAAAGTGCAGGGCGGGGGACGATCAATCTCCCGCCCGAATTTTCTCAGGAGTTTGTTGAATCTGTAGCCGCCTCTATAGAGAAACAATTCAGCAGAAAGTCTGACAGGTCTGGCATACGCATGTCCGGTCTGGGTAGACCTCTGTGTCAACAACAGCATGAGATAGCTGGTGACAAAGAAGAGATGGATTACACCACGTTTATGAGATTCATATTCGGGGACATGATCGAATCTCTTGCCGTGTTAGCCATGAGATTATCTGGGGTCGAGATTGTAGACCTGCAAAAGAAAGTAGAACTGGAGCTTGACGATGACATTAAGATCAATGGGACACTGGATATCATTATTGATGATGGGTCAGGGCCAAAAGTTTGGGACATCAAATCAGCGTCTGATTACTCTTTTAACCATAAATTCGGCTCTTTCGGAGGGTACGAAAAGATCAAAGAGGAAGACACCTTTGGCTATATCATGCAGGGGTATCTTTACGCTACTGCTGCTGGGTTGCCTTTTGGCGGTTGGATTGTTGTAAACAAAAACAACGGCGAGTGGATTATGTGTGCCGCGCCGGATGACCAAGAGCAAGACCGCAAGCAATACATTGCGGATGCCAAAGCTCGTGCTAAGTATCTCCTGTCGGACAAACCGTTCCGCAAGGAGTTCCAACCTGAGAAGGAGATGCACAAGGGCGAACCAACGGGCAACATGCTTATGCCCCGTACCTGCTCGTTCTGTGGTCACAAGAGCAAGTGTTGGCCTAAAGCTAAGTTTGCACCTAAAGCAACCTCACGGGCTCAAAGTAGGCCGGGGACGTGGTACACTAAATTAGCTAAAGAAAGTGTCGTACTATGAACATCATATACTACACAGACTTTACTCCTTCGATGCAGTTCCTCAACCCCAATACGTTCTTTGTGTACGTTGAGGCGGCACAGGGGCGGGGTGGTAATGCTGGCATTATACAGCTACGTAACAGCCAACAGGGTTTGCCTCTTACGCTTATCGAACAGTATCTGCAAGAGGGTCTTGTTGGCAACTTGCAGGGAGAGACCAGTGAGCGTGACATGAGGACTGTCGAGGAGCAGTTTCAAAAGATAAACTTTGTGTTAAGGAGTGGTGCAGTCGTATGGCTACCAAGTCGGGAAATTCAAACTCAGATTACTTCTTTAGAAAAATCATCCCCAAAGATGGCAGGGTACGCACTGAAAAGGTTAGAGCACCTAACGTTGAACTTCTCGCCGCCCAACATAGAGTTACCGTAATGGCAGGACGACACAGATTTAGATCCGATTTTGAGTTACGTGTTGCACGTAAGTTGGCTGAGAACGGAAGAGACTTTGAATACGAGACACAGAAAATATCGTTTCAACCTAAGATAAAAAACTACACACCAGACTTTTGGTTTCCTGAGTATGGGTTCTACGTTGAGACAAAAGGCAAGTTTGATGCGGCAGACAGAAGCAAACACCTGCTGATCAAGAAACAGAATCCGGATGTCGATATCCGCTTTGTGTTCCAACGCGCAAGAAACAAGATTCGAAAGAACAGTAAAACCAGCTACGCTATGTGGTGTGAGAGACATGGTTTCTTGTGGGCAGAAGGTAGCATACCAGAGGAATGGTTCAAATGAGCGACGACATTGAAAACGAAATTGAGTTAGAAAAAAACTTCTTGCTGCCAGACAGGTACTACATTATACTCAAGCCTAATGCCGAAGGATTTAGTGCAAAGGTATTTGATACGACAGGTGGACTGCTGGATGATGAAGGCAACCCCCATCCCGGAGAGGTCGCAGTTGAGGGCATCCTTGCTCTGCTACAGGCGGACATCGATCAAGTATTCTCCAGTGGTGTTATTGCTATACAGGCTCGTGAGCACTTTGCAGAACAGACTGGGAATGACTATGAAACAGATGGCAACATCATTCGCGTTGACTTTGGAGCCAAACAGTGAGAAGTAAAAAAGATGTGGTGAACAACCCGCCACACTATAATCAGGCAGGGGTCGAGTGTATTTCTGCTATTGAAGCCGCAACAGATGAAGGCTTCGAGTATTACCTACAGGGTAATATCATTAAGTATCTATGGAGATACCGCTACAAGAACGGTGTAGAGGACTTGAAAAAAGCTCAATGGTATCTCACCAAGTTGATAGAAATAAAGGAGAAGTAACATGTCGAATCAGCTACCCACCATTTACCAGCAATTCATCCACAAGTCGCGCTATGCCCGTTGGATCCCAGAACATAATCGTAGAGAGACATGGGAAGAGACTGTCCGTCGTTATATGAACTTTATGTGTGATCACCTCAAGACTGAGCACGGTTACGACGTTAACGAATTGTTTGCTGAAGAATTGGAAAATGCTGTTCTCGACTTGAAGATCATGCCATCTATGCGGGCTATGATGACTTCTGGATCAGCACTGGAACGAGACAACGTTGTGGGATACAACTGCTCGTACCTACCTGTAGACAGCCCCCGTGCGTTCGACGAGTGTATGTACATTCTGATGTGTGGCACAGGCGTGGGCTTTTCTGTTGAGGAGTCTCAGGTGTGCAAGCTGCCTATCGTGAACGAACACTTTGAGGAGTCCCCGACTGTTGTGCACGTTGCCGACAGCCGTAGCGGATGGGCTAGGGCGTTCCGCGAACTGCTGTCTCTGCTGTATGCTGGACAAGTCCCATCGATAGATGTGTCGTCTGTTCGCCCAGCCGGGGTTCGTCTGAAGACTATGGGAGGCCGTGCCTCTGGGCCGGAACCTCTGCTTGAGTTATTTAACTTTTGTATCGACATCTTTAAACGTGCCGCTGGTCGTCGTCTCAAAGCAATCGAGTGTCACGACATTATGTGCAAGGTCGGTGAGATCGTTGTCGTAGGTGGCGTTCGTCGTTCTGCACTGATTAGTTTATCTGATCTTTCTGACAGGGAGATGTCCCACGCCAAGTCTGGCAACTGGTGGGAGAACGATGGACACAGAGCATTGGCTAACAACTCTGTATCGTACTCCAAGAAACCCGACATTGGAACGTTTCTAAAAGAGTGGCTGTCTCTGTACGACAGCAAAAGCGGGGAGCGTGGCATCTTCAACCGTGAAGCAGCCAAGATGAAAGTCGCTGAGAACGGACGACGTGACCCTGAACACGACTTCGGTTGTAACCCGTGTAGTGAGATTATTTTGCGTCCGTACCAGTTCTGCAACCTGTCAGAGGTAGTTGTTCGTCCTACAGATAGTCTCGAAGATTTGAAGCATAAGGTTCGTCTCGCAACCACGCTGGGTACGTTCCAGAGCACCCTCACCAACTTCAAGTATCTGCGTAAGATCTGGGAGAAGAACACCAAAGAAGAACGTCTTTTGGGTGTGTCCCTGACAGGTATCATGGATCACCCTGTGCTGTCCAAGACAGAGGATTCTGTGCGTTGGCTAAGTGAAATGCGCCAAGTGGCTATTGACCAGAACGCATATGTGGCAGACCAGATCGGTATCGAACGGTCTACCGCCATTACCTGTGTGAAACCATCCGGCACTGTATCGCAACTCGTCGATGCTGCCAGCGGTATCCACGCACGACATAACCCCTATTATGTTCGAACTGTACGAGGCGACAACAAAGACCCGCTGACACAGTTCTTGGTTGAGCAGGGCATACCCAGTGAGCCAGACGTTATGAAGCCAGACAACACAACCGTATTCAGCTTCATTACACGTTCGCCGCACGGTGCCACCTGCCGCAACGACATGTCAGCTATCGACCAGCTTGAACTTTGGAAGCTGTACGCTCTGCACTGGTGTGAGCACAAACCATCTGTTACCATCAGCGTCAAAGAGGACGAGTGGGTCAAGGTGGGTGCATGGGTGTACGACAACTTTGATCTGTGCAGTGGCATATCGTTCCTGCCGTTCACTGACCACACCTACAAGCAAGCCCCATATCAGGACATCAGTGAGGAAGAGTACAAGGGCAACTACCAGAAGGTATCTAACGTCAACGAGGACGGTATCGCGGAGTGGTCTGAGATAAACCTCAAGATACCTGACGACATAGACTGGTCGGGGCTCGAAGCGTTCGAGACAGAAGATTCAACCAATGGCAACCGGGAACTAGCCTGTTCTGCAGATGCCTGTGAAGTAGTAGATATAGTTGCAGCGGAGTAAAACAATGATGATTTCAGTAGACGTAACCGAAGATATGATGAAACAGGCCGCTAAGAAGGCCGCACAGATGCAGTTCCTTACTGGTAGCATTACCAACGGAACGAGCAACGTTCTGGGAAGTCTTGGTGAGGTCATCGTTCAGAACCACCTCAATGCCTCCCCTAGCAACACGTTCGACTACGACCTGATGCACAAGGGCAGACGCATTGATGTCAAGACCAAGCGGTGTGACTCCGCCCCTCTGTCCTATTATGACTGTTCTGTTGCTGCACATGGGTCAGACCAAAACTGTGACGAATACATCTTTGTCAGAGTGTTGCACAACATGAAGCGGGCTTGGATATTAGGCAGCATATCTAAGTCTGAGTTCTACGAATCCGCGACTCGTCACAAACGCGGAGAAGTTGACTCTCGTAACAATTACACGTTCCGTGCTGACTGCTACAACATACCAATCAGTAAGCTAAAGGACGTAGGATGAAACAAAAAGCAAAAACCAAGATAGATGATCTGTTCTCTCTCCGTATGGGTATGACCCGCTCCGGAGACATTAAGATGGAGATGGACTACGTAAACGCAGAAGTGTTTACCAAGACTATGGAAGAACACGCCCCTGAGTTTGATGATACATGGAAGGTTGCATCACTGCTCCGGTATCTGAAAACAAAGGGCGAGGAGATAATGGAGAAGTCTAATGGATACGTCACCTGATACAGAGGACAAGGAACTAGAACAAGCTCGTAAAGATTCCCGCCAGATGGAACTGCCTATTGACCCAGCGGACAGAGACTGGTATTACGATGGAAATGGAGTCAAACGATATATAGACAGCGACAAACCTGTGGAGTAAGCAATGCACAAAGATAAAGTAACACCAACAGACGATCTATCGTGGTGGATCAAATGGGCCGGAACTCTGATGTTTCTGGCTGCTCTCATTACACGGGCATCAGGCATCAGCCCTGCTCTGGACATAGCCCTGTCCTTTAACGGAGCAGTATGTTGGCTGGTTGTAGGATGGCTGTGGCACGACAGAGCACTAATCGTTCTCAATGCAGTAGCCAGTGTGTTGCTGATCATTGCCTTTATTAACACGACGGGAGTATAACAATGAGTGAATCACAGAAAGTAGTCATCGACGACAAAGAGTACGCCATGACGGACTTCACAGACGAGCAGAAATACTTTGTCTCGCAACTGTCAGATATTCATAACGAGCGGTCACGTCTTGAGTTCAAGATTGCACAACTGAACGCTGCACACCAGATGTTTACGACAGTTCTCAAACAGAGCATCAACGCTGAGTAGGGAACGCAACATGTTGGAAGCACTAATACTAAAACTAGAGGGTGAGATAGCCGTTGCCAAAGCTAACGTCAATGTCTACCTCAATCACTCTGTAGGCATCGGAGAGCACCCTGATGTTGTAGAGGCCATTGAAACGCAGATAGAGAAGATAGCCGCCGCACAGGAGAAGATAGACACGATACGCCAGCACTTTGGATAAAAAATAACCCCGGCAAGAACTAACCTGCCGGGGTCTTTTTGTGTATAGGTCGGGTTTACCCCGATCTTTTTTTTATGCTAGGTCGTTTTTACCTTTTCCGTCAGCGGCAAAAACAGGCACTTTCTTGCCTTTTACTGTGGTCATAGGCAGCTTACCGCCCATAGCCATCATGCTTTTTCCCATCATGGGATTGGGCATCTTGTTCATTCCTGTTGACATGGTGTTGTTGATCATGCCACCCATCTGCTTCTTCTTCTTGGGCTTCATGGTCGCCTTACCACCATACATCATGGGCTTGCGAGACATTCCGCCGTACCGCATCCCCTTTGGTCCATTTCCGTAGGTTTTCATTTTCATTGTCCTTTCAGAGTTTTCATTTCTTGGTTTATTTGAGTATAGGATGTAGGTAGAGTTATGTTCTCTATTCTGGGATCTCTTCGGGTTGTCTCCCCGAAGAACCCTTTTAAACCTCGTCCAAACGCTGAAGCTGTCGCTATTCCGCTTTCAACGAGAGGTACAAACAGCCCGCCTGAATTTTCTTCATCATTGTGGCGGTAGATATCAAGAGCGGCGTAAGTTAACATAGTGTCAGCTATTCTCACTATCTTTGCCTCTCCGGGCTTTTTACCGGACTTGACGATATCAATCAAGTCTCTGCCTAGTTTAGGATCTTCTAGCATTGATCTAAACATTTGCTGATTTGCCAAACGTCCTTGTCTAGCTGTTAACTGAATTGTCCACCAACGCAAGCTGCCTCGCCCCGTTGATACAGCCCATATTTTGTTAAGTTCCGTATCAAAGTTGTAGGGAGTGGTGAATCCTCTGATGTTAACTTTTCCAGTGTCTCTATCTAGAACGCCTGTTGCAAGTTCTTGTAAATCACGTATGATCTGCGTGGATTCAGGATTAAACTCCTCAATAGCAGCCATGAGTTCTTTATCATTTACTAATTCCGATAGCTTCGTTGGGTCTAAGCCGCCTCGTTTATCTTTTACTCTTGAAGATATTTCGTAGGCCATCACAGAAAATATCTCTCGATTAAACACTTCTCTTGCTTTTTCCGCACTGATGTTTTCACCAAGCTCACCTGCAACGGCCCGTGCTACATGAGCTTCTCTAGCATCTAGTATAAGTCGAAATCCGTTAGGAGTTCTAATGGTGCTTGAGATGACTGCACCCGGTCTATCAGTGACTCCTTCAAGTCCTGCTACAACTCGTTTTATGTTATCATAGGCGTTGCTTCTAAGGTTTCTTTCAGCCTCTCCCATACGTCTTACTTCCGTAAGTTTAGCTTTTAAATCTGCGCCAACCCGTTTTACCCCTACAGAGTAATCTGATACAAAATCTGTGCTCTCGCGGGATAACTTACGACGAGCCGCTCCGGTTGTTGTCGGAGCCATTTCATAAAAATTCGTTATGTCTATAACCTCATACAGGCGTTCTTGACTGATAAGTTGTTGAGGATTGTCGAAGTCTATCGAACCGTCTGCTCTACGAGGGTACGTAGGGACGCGACTGAACATGTCAACTAAATTTAAGATTTCCGTATCAGTCATCTTCTCTATGGGTTTGTATGCAGTAGAGCCTCCCCCCATTAAATTAGAAAGCTGTTCAAGCTGTCCTTGATTGATTCGATATCCCAGTGCTTGTCCCGATTTTCCCAAACGAAGTATTTCCTGTCCGGGCTTAGACAACCAAAGTTTAGCGTCTGATACAGATTTCAAGAGATCTGCTGTTCTTGCAGCAGCCTCTTCCCCTGCCACCAAGAAGAAACCCTCTCTTCCATCAGGGCCCATCTCTAAGGAAGAACCGAATATTCTGGCAAAGTCAGAGCCGATAGTTTGGCTGGCAACCATCTGAGGGTTGCTCGAACCTTCAACTTTTGTCAGAGCCGCGTTTATTATGTTGTCTACTACTTCTGCGGGTTTTACTGCTGTTTGAGTCGATAAAGTCTCTATACCATAGGTAGATACTTCAGGAGTATTATAGCGCATCTGGTACTCTGTGTTGAACCTGTTCGCTGTTTTCAGGCGTTCCGAAACTTCAATCAAAGGGGTGCGTTCTCCATAGTAATTTTCTTGGAAACCTTTTACCGGATCGCCAGCGTCCCTTAATAACTCTCTGCGTTTGGTTATTAGAGCCTTGCCTAACTCTGTAGTTGGATCTGCAGACCTTCCCAAAAACTTTGTTATGTTATGAAAAGATCGTGGAGAAATAGGCATGGTGAGATTATCGCTAAACTGTCTCGTAAAACCTAGCTCTGCTAGATCTTCTGGATTTCCTTTAGATCCTATCTCTTTGAAAAAATCCCAGACATCTGTTGGCGTGTTACCCTCCAAAGCTGCATCGCTCATGGCTTCAGTGAAGCCTATTTCGTCTTTTAACGTGTTTCTAAAAGTAACCAAAGACTGCAACACTTCTTTATCAGACATATCTGGGGTTATCTGTACTGCTTGAACTATGACGGGATTATTTCTAAACTCGTCCATAGCTGCTGCATTGAAGAATTGTTTACGAACTCGTTTTTGAGGCGTGGCACCTGCAGACAAGAGCATGGATACTTTATCAGTCTCTGAAAGTTCTAAATCAGTTTCTGTAACGATGTCACCGAAATCGTCATCTAATCTATTAAATACAGTATCTTCTTTGCCTAAACTAGCGTACAGAGTCGTACCGTCCATACGAGCATCTGGATGTTCAGTTCTAACGGCTTCATACAGAGAATCTCGTATTATTCCGTCAGCTTCTTTACGGTCTGAAAACTCACGAACAGTATCTATTGATCTGGTTTCAGTTGTTTTTGCTGCGCCTACGTCAGCATGTAACCTGCCCTTTTCAGCAAATGCGTCTCTCGTTGCACGGGCGAGTTGTTCCGTCTCTTCCAAATAGCCTTCTATGTCTGTAAGAAATCCGTCCTCTCCAGTATACCTACTGAGAGTTTCCCGATGCTTTGCATCTAAAATCTCGCGGGCGTTGAGTGCAGTTATCTCTTTACCATCTGATGCACGTATTACAGTGCCTGATGTTAACAGGGTATTTACGTTTGCCTCAAGCTCTTGTCGCACCTGTTCAAATTCATCAAAGTCTTTAGCTATCTGTGTTTCAGTGCTTGTTTGTATTTTTCCAAAACTTTCAATTATTCCTTGAAACTCAGGGCTTGTTTTAAGCTCTTCAACCTGAGACATTTTCGCTAAAGTCTCTCCAATGCGTCGGTTTAAAAGCTGTCTTTGATATATTACATCCTGACTTGTGATAGCTGTACCAAGTCGCGTCATAATATCTGATGCCATAACACGAGCGTTAAAGTAATCGGTGACTTCTTTAAGAACGGCTAGTCCTGTTATGTCAGCAAGAAGGGTAGGTATCTCCCCTTCCCTAAACGCAGGTTGTCCATCTGGAAGTGTAACTTGCATCAAACGCTCTTCCAGATCCCCGAACAGTCTTATCTTCTCTTCAACAAGAGCTTGTTGTTCGGGGGGCATTGAGGACCAGAGTTCTCTGTATATTTCATTATACTCAGACTCGCCACCAAGCCATTG